TACGACGAGATCCGTAAAAAAAGCACATCATCGCTGAATGAGATTAATCTCGAGCAAGATCAGATGATGCGCCGCTTAAACGAACATCTGAAAAAAGGCGTAGTATCTCATCAAGAGTACGAGATCGCAAAAACCGCTATTACCGAACGTTTTGAAAAACAACGATTGGAATTATCCGGCAAGTATGCACCGAATAAGCTGTTAAAGTCCGAATTAAAAGATGAACTTACAGCAATCCAAGAGCTTTACGCCGCCGGGCAACTGACGAAGGGCGAAAGCGACAATGCGCAACTCAAAGCAAAATTTGAGTACGCGCAACAAGTATCACAAAACGCCGTAAGTCCTCAAGATCAAGTGCTGGCAATTTACGACCCAACACAAGAACTTAAAAACAAACAAGCGCAGGAATTGGCACAACTCCAAGCTTTTAATGAGCAAAAACTTATTACCGAGGAGGAGTTTCAGCGACGCCGACAGGAAATCATTGATAAATATAAAAACGATGAATTTCAACGGGATATAGCGAACTATGCTACTGGGCTAAACGACCTCGGAAGTGCGTTTGATGGGCTGGCATCGATGGTGGAACAATCCGCCGGCAAACAATCCGCCGCGTATAAAGCGATGTTTGCTATCTCAAAGGCGTTTGCGATTGCCGAAGCAACGGTAAAACTGTCTCAAGCCATAGCGCAAGCAATGGCTGATCCGTCTGCACTTACACCTGCGCAAAAATTTGCGAACATGGCAGCCGTGGCGAGTGCCGGGGTTAACTTAATCTCACAAATTACCAGCGTTGCGGCGTTTGCTACCGGCGGACATGTACAAGGACCGGGAACGGGTACAAGCGACTCAATCCCTGCTTGGTTATCCAATAACGAGTTTGTGATGACCTCCCGCACCGTGGATCACTACGGGCTGGCGTTTATGAATGCGTTAAATCAACGCCGATTGCCGAGATTCGCCAACGGCGGGCGCGTTGGCGGTGGTGGCTCGCCGAGTTATCCAGGAATTAGCAGCAATGGTGGTGAGGGTGATCATAATGAGATCAGTATCACAATCAATATTGCTAAAGATGGCAAAGAGGATGTAACGGTAGAGCAACAGATCGCGCAAAGTAAAGCGTTATCCGACGCAATCACGGTAAAAGTGCTGGAAGTAATGCGCAAGCAACGCGGACGCGATGGCGGGCTTTTGAATTAGAGGTAAATTGTGGCATTGAGAAAAATTAATTTTTGCCCGAAACCCGGGTACACAGTTGAAAGCGAGCCGCGCCGGAAAGTCAATAAATTCGGCGACGGCTACGAACAGCGGATGGTTGACGGGTTGAATCCGCTATTGCGTAAATTTAGCCTGACTTACAAGCTCAATCATAAAAGTGCGGTCGAATTAGACCGCTTTTTTATGGAGCATAGCGGGGTAACTCCGTTTTTATTTAAAGAGTATGAGGGCGGTGCATTAATCAAGGCGGTTTGTCCTAAATGGTCTAAAACTGTAGATAAAAAATACACCGAAATTAGCTGCACTTTTGAAGAGGTGATGTAATGCCAAAAGATACTCCGAATAAAATGTTGTCGGAATTATCCAAACTCGAGCAAGGCGCACTGATTGAATTATGGGAAATTGATTTAAGTAAAATCCCATCTAATAGCTCGCCCGATAAAAAAGGCGAAATATACCGTTTTCATAACGGATTAACGCAGGGGGGCAAAAACCTTATCTGGCAAGGTAATGAATACGTCGCATACCCAATAAATGCTGAGGGCTTTGAGTTATCAAGCAGTGGGCCAAGTAATCGTCCTACACTTACGCTATCCAATCTTTATGGGTTGGTAACGGGTATTGTTGCGGATTTTGGGCATGGGATTGGCGGTAAAGTCGTACGACGTCAGGTTTACGCGAAGTTTTTAGACTCGGTAAATTTTGACGGAGGTAACCCAAACGCCGACCCGATGCAGGAAGCGGTGAGTTTGTATGTTATCGAACAGTTAAAATCTCTTGATGATGTTACGGCAACATTCGAGCTGGCATTGCCGATTGAGACTGACGGCGCACGAATTCCTCTATTGATGATTACATCTGATACTTGTATTTGGCAATATAGATCTTCTCAGTGCGGTTACACGGGCGGACCGGTGGCGGACGAATACGACAAGCCGACCACAGATCCTAAAAAAGATAAATGCTCACACTGTTTGCGCGGGTGTAAATTACGCTGGGGAAAAAATGCGGTATTGCCGTTCGGTGGTTTCCCGAGCACAACACAATTTGGTAATTAATATGATTGATTTTGAGTTGAAACAGGCAATATTAGCCCATGCCACGAGATGTCACCCGCAGGAATCTTGCGGGTTTGTTTTATCTGTGCGTGGGGATTTGTATTATTACCCGTGTACTAATGTTGCTTCCGATCCGGTAAATTTTTTCGAAATTGCACCGGAAGAATTTATCAGAGCCGAAGAGCAAGGCGAGATTGTTGTGCTGGTGCACTCCCACCCAGACAGCGACTATATGTTCGGATTGCCTTATTTATCTGCATCAGATCGCGCCTGCCAAGTGCGATTAGGTTTGGATTTTTGGCTCGTGGTTGACGGTGACATTAAGTGTTTTCGCAATGTCCCGCCATTAATCGGGCGGCAGTTTGAAAACAACAAACAAGACTGCCGGAATATCGTATTAGACAGTTATATGCTTGCAGGGATTGATCTGCCGGACAACTCAAAGTATCCGTTTGAGTGGTTTGAAACAGAGAATCTTTATGAAGATGGGCTATTACGGTGTGGTTTTTACAGGGTGATGCATGAAGCAGATATACAGATCGGCGATGTTGTCTTAATTCAAGTCGGCAGTAAAGTGGCGAATCATGCCGGGGTGTATCTTGGCAATCAAATGATGTTACATCATAGTCAAGATAGGCTATCTGCTCGCGTGCCTTATGATGGTTTTTGGCTTAATAACACACACTCTGTTTGGAGACACAAAGAATGGTACAAGTTAAATTTTACGGCGATCTTAAACGATTTGTGCATGAGCCGGTAGAACTTGAGGTTGATTCTTTTTCTGAGTTAATGAGCGGGCTTTTAACCCAAATTAAGGGATTGCGCGAGCATCTCAAAAAAGGTTGCTATAAAGTTAGAATCGGGAAAAACACTTATCTTGAGGAAAGTCAAGTTAAAGCCGACATAGACTTTAAGGCTGATTGCACTATCCATTTTACCCCGGTAATTGCTGGCGCCGGAAAAGGGGTTGGAATTGGCCAAATAATAGTTGGTGTAGTACTGATTGCTGCGTCTTGGTATGCTGGTGGTGCTGCCGGTTGGTCTTATTTGGGGGCGCAGGGTTTTGCAGGTGCCACAATGGCATTCACCGTTGGTGCATCACTAATCGTTAGTGGTGCAATATCGCTTTTGACACCTACGCCAAGTATGGGTGATCAGAAAATAAAAGAGGGCGAGAAAAATCAAAGTACATCATTTAGTAATCTTAAAAATCTAACCCCACAAGGGCGACCTATACCGTTACTTTACGGGCGTATGATGACAAGTCTTGTTTTAGTATCGCAAGGCGCCGAAGCGTACGACGATGCACCTGAGTCCGATAACACGCAAACTGGTGGGACTGGCAAAAGAAGAAAATTAAAACGTAATTAACAGACCGCACTTTTATGTGCGGTTTTTTTATTGGGGTAAATATGGGCGGTAAAAAAGGTGGCGTCGGCGGACATACTCCGGTAGAAGCGCCGGATTCTTTGCTATCATCACAGCGATTAAGCGCAATTGGAATTATATCACTCGGACCAATCAAGGGGCCGGTGAATAAGTGGAAATCAACTTATTTAGACAATACACCAATCCAAAACGCGAGCGGTAAGGATGATAATGACGTAGATAGTTTTAATTTTACAAACATGGAAATCCAGTACACGCTAGGAACTCAAGATCAGTTACCAATGACCGGGTTTGATAGCAGCCAGCGTGAAGTGCCTATTGGTATTGAAGTAAAAAAAGAACTCCCAATCACTCGTTCAATTATCGATCCTGATGTTGATCGATTACGTGTGACAATTGGTGTTAATGCATTATTTAGCCAAAATGATCAAGGTGACACAAACGGAGCGTCTGTAGAGTTTGAAATTTTAATAAACGGTAATCTTTACAAAAGTTACTCCATCAACGGCAAATCATCCTCCCGTTTTTACCGCAGTTACATTATCGATGAGTTACCCCCTAAGCCGTTTAATGTCACCGTTAGACGGGTTACAGCGGACTCAAAAAGCCAACGCTTACAAAATGCTATCGTTTGGAGTAGTTACACGGAGATTATCGACGCAAAACTGTCATATCCAAACATTGCAATGATCGGCATTAAAACCGACTCACGACACACCCCTAATTTCCCAAATGTAAATTCGCTTCTGGATGGCCGTATTATCAGCGTGCCGTCCACTTACGATCCTGAAACACGCACTTATGCGCCAGGCATTTGGCGCGGCGACTTTAAAAAAGCATGGACGGAAAACCCAGCTTGGATTTTTTACGATTTAGCAACCAATCCCGATGTAGGGATCGGTAAAAGAATCAGCGAGTACGGGCTTAATAAATTCCAGCTTTATCAAATTGCGCAGTATTGTGACGAGCTTGTACCTGACGGCTATGGAGGCAAAGAACCTCGTATGACGGCTGGTATTTGGATCACTGAACAGCGATCGGCGTATGAAGTATTAAACGATATGTCATCCGTTTTCCGTGCTATTGTAGCCTGGAATGGAATGCAGATGCTGGCAATCCAAGATCGCCCAACCGATCCGGTGTGTACTTACTCTCAAGCAAACGTAATCGACGGTAAATTTGCTCGTCAATATGTCCCGCTGAAATCCATTTACACCGCTGTTGAGGTAGAGTATGCCGACAAAAACAACATGTATCAAAAAGCTATTGAGTATGTTGTTGATGATGAGATGGTGGCTCGTTACGGCTACAACGTTAAAAAAATCACTGCGTTTGCCTGTACATCACGCGGACAGGCGCGCCGCTACGGGAAATGGGTGCTTGTCACATCTAAATTAGAGCAATGCACCATTACATTTACCGTTGGGCGCGAGGGGTTACACCACTTGCCAGGCGATATAATCGAAGTTGCGGACAATAGTTGGGCTAAAACAAACCTAGGCGGGCGCGTTATAGCAATTAATCGAAGTGCGGTCGAATTAGACCGCAAAATCAAAATTGAGGGAGACAGCTATCTTTCCTACGTTGTGAGAGATAACAACGGACAGCGCACAGAACGGGTTAAAATCCTAAGTGTCGCTGGAAATGTTGTTAATTTGGAGAGCGTACCGGAAAACTTAAACCCTGACGACAACTGGGCACTACAAACGCCGTTAGTGCGCACGGAATTATACCGTGCTATCGGCATCTCTGAAAACGACGGCAATTATACGATCACGGCGTTACAACATGAGCCGCAAAAACAAGCGATTGTTGATAACTCGGCAAGTTTTGAGTCTCGTAATACAACGTTACATCAAGCCGGGGTGTCGGCAGTAAGCGACGCCGAAGTAAACGCGGACGGCAG